AGATGGGGCCATTTCCAATATACGACTATGGCGATTGGGTAGTCTAGAGCATAAAATCGCTCCCACTAGAGCAGCCGTAGATAAGCTCAGAGATGTACTAGCTAGTAATGTTGGTGGCGGGACCATGGACCTAGTTTGGGGTCCAGAGCTTGATTTCAAAGAATCTACTAGCCAAATTTACCACTTCTTGGGTAGCGAGAAGTACGGCCCAGTACTTAACGCTGTATATGGGGGATTAGGTGTCCCCCAAACTATGACCGGGACTTCGTCAGGTGGTGGGTTCACCAATAACTACCTGAGCCTTAAGACACTTATCGAAAAGCTTGAGTATGGCCGAGGTCTCTTAGAAAACTTCTGGAGGCTAGAGTTTGAGTCTATCGCTACGGCTATGGGCTTCCCATCTCCAGCAGAACTCCGCTTTGATAATATGATCCTGTCAGATGAGGCGGCTGAAAAGAACCTCTGGATTCAATTGTCAGATCGGCACATCATCTCGGCTGAAACCCTTCGAGAGAGATTCGGCGAGTCTAACGACATTGAAGAGTCACGAATCGCCAAAGAAGAAAAAGACAGAAAGAAGCGTAAATTGCCGCCAAAATCTGACCCATTCCATAATGGTAACGTCGAATCTGAGTTTGTGAAATTGGCCATGACCAAAGACACACTCAGCATTGAAGATGTGACAGATTATAAGGCAAGAAAGCCTCCTGTCCAGCCCGGAGCTGGAAATCCTACTGGAAAGAAGCCGGTAAAAGATAATGGCCGACCTTTGTTCAAAAAGGATACTGGTCCTAGGAAGCAAAGAAGAGTCCTCCCTAAGAGCAAAGCAGATTTGGCTAGTACTATCTTGTGGACCACAGAGGCCCAGAAGAAGATTTCGGCCATACTTAATCCAGTTATGCTTTCTCAGTATGGATGTAATTCTCTGCGAGAATTGACTACGGGCCAACAGGCCGAATTAGAGGAGATTAAGTTCGTAACCCTCTGTGGACTAGAGCCATTCTCTCTAGTAGATACTGAGTCCGTGGCCGAGGCCATGGAGAAAAAGAAGAAAATAGATGCCCATCCTTTTTACCGAAACTTTTTGGCGACTCATAATAGACAGCCGACTATTGATGAGGCACGTCAAATAAACTGCTTAGCATATGCTTACGAAGAATTTTAAGAAAAAAGCAGAAAACTTACAATAGCTGCGTATTTAAATTATGAGGTAACCAATGCAAGTATATGAAGCTGAAAAATTAGACAACTTATCTGACGCTCTTAAGAGCGTTAGTGTTGCTATGGTCTGCCCAATTACTAGCACGCAGTTCCTTAGTGGAGATTCTGAAATAGCTGGAATAACACTAGCTTCAATTAGTGATAGACCAGTTCAAGCAGATCTTTACTATCTCAATTCCATTCTAGTATCGGCGGGATGGAATAAAAACGACGATGTCTTTGACGTAGCAGACCTATGGGCGGCACGCGAAACACCAGTCGACAAGCCATTCAATTATATGCACGATGAGACAGACATCATCGGACATATGATTTCTTCAGCCGCAATGGGTGAGGATGGTGCCATCATTAACGAAGTTCCTCTTCCAGAAAAGATGGACCTAGTTACTTCCGCCGTTATTTATAAGACTTGGGGCGACCCCGACCAGTCCAGTCGAGTCAATGACTTGATTGCTAAAATCGACGAGGGTCAATTAGCTGTATCTATGGAATGCGTATTTCGAAACTTCGATTATGCAGTCGTTGAACCTGATGGTTCACATAAAGTTATAGCTAGAGACGAAAACTCAGCATTCCTCACCAAGCATTTGCGGGCTTATGGTGGTAATGGAACGTATGAGGGCTACAAAATTGGCCGCTTATTGAGAGACCTATATTTTTCTGGTAAGGGTCTTGTAGATAAGCCAGCAAATCCTAGAAGTGTTATCCTCCCGAAGGAAGTTAACCCATTCAAGCCCGCAGATACTTTTTCCACATTGGCTATGGAGGTAGTGATGCCTGAAGATAATTCAGTGCAACTAGCAGAAGTCAACGCCTTGAAAGAGGCTCTCTCCACAGAGAAGGCTACTGCGAGCACTCTAGCGACAGAAGTCAGTGGTCATAAGGCCACTATCACTTCGCTTGAGACGAAAGTAAATGAACTAGAAGCCACTATCGCGACTATTTCTCAGGAGAAACTGACCCTAAGTCAGGAGATCCAGAAGATGGTTTCTGAAGTGAAAGCTGCTGCAAGAAAGAACGCTCTTGTCACTGCTGGTGCAACCGAAGATAAAGCAACAGAGTTGCTCTCTAAATTTGCAGATGCTACTGACGAGATGTTCGATGTAGTAGTAGCTCTAATTGTTAAGCCGACCCCTGTTACGGACACTGAGTCGGTTGAAGTCGAAGTCGAGACAGAGACTGAATCTCTAGAAACTGTAACCGAGGTTGATGAACCAGCAGTTGTAGTAGTTGAAGACTCTGTTGCTGACAAGATAAGCGTTGCCTCACAATGGCTGCGTTCTAGTGTCCTTCAGTCCACAAAAAATTCGAAATAAGGGGTAAGGCATGTCACTAAAGGGTGATCGTTACGAGCTAGACACAGACATTTCATTTTTCATGAATGAAACTGCTACTCGTGGTTTGGTTGTTTCTGTAAGTACGGCGGGCTCAGGTGCCGCTATGGATAGTGCTGTAGCTTTGGCGACAGTAAAAGCGAATCCATCTGGAGCATATCCTCTCGGGGTTCTGCTGAATGATATGGTCAACCTTGACCTGACTCGTCAGCACTTGAACCAGCACAAGGATGAAGTCCAGAAGGGTGGCAAGATTACTATCTTGCGTAAGGGATTCGTCACTACTGACGCTATCTCTGGTACACCAGCCGGTGGTCAAGATGCTTATCTTGCTGGTACTGGTCTTATTAGTGCCACTCAGGCCGCTGGGGCTCTGAAGGTCGGTCAGTTCCTTAGTTCTAAGGACGCTGATGGTTTCGCCAAGGTTTCAATCAATCTATAAGGGGTAATTTGATGTCGTTCACTAAGCCGAATCCAGAGTTCATTGAAATGCTTAAGCAGTCTGGCGATACGTCGCCATCTGTAGCATATGCTGGTCAGGAGCAGATGGCGAAAGCTCTTCAGACTCCTCTCCGCGAAGCCATCTTGGTGGGAGACGTTACTGCTCCTATCTTTGAGAAGCTTACACTTGATGGCAATTCTACAGCCGAGTTCCCACTCGACCTGTTGAATCCCGGCGACGAAGTTGACTTCGTAGCCTATACGAATCCCGGCCATGGTCGGATTCCAGAACGAGCAGTTGAAGGCGACTACATTCAGGTTCCGACCTATGGTATCGCTAACTCAATTGACTTCTTGGCACGATATGCCCGTGACGCCCGCTGGGATGTTGCTGGTCGTGCTATGAAGGTGCTGGAAGCTGGTTTCGTTAAGAAGATTAACGACGATGCTTGGCACGTTCTGCTTGCCGCTGGCGTAGACCGAAACATCATGGTATATGATGCTGACGCTGCTGCTGGTCAGTTCACTAAGAGATTGGTTTCTCTTATGAAGTCGGTTATGCGAAGAAATGCTGGGGGTAACTCTGGCTCTATCTCTCGCGGTCGATTGACCGATATCTATCTTAGCCCAGAAGCTCTGGAAGATATTCGAAACTGGGGTGTGGACATTGTTGACGAAACGACTCGTAGAGAAATCTACGTCGCTAGCGACGATGGTGCTATTACCCGAATTTTCGGTATCAACCTCCATGCTATGGACGAGCTTGGTGAGTCACAGGAGTATCAGTCCTACTTTACAAGTCAGCTTTCTGGTGCCCTTGGCCCATCAAGCGACGTAGAGTTGGTTGTTGGTCTTGACATGACTAGCCGCGACTCCTTCATCATGCCTGTTCGGCAGGAAGTTATGATCTACCCAGATTCTAGCTACTTCCGTCAGGGGAGGGTGAGTTACTTTGGAACGATGGAGGCGGGATTTGCATGTCTTGACAATCGTCGAGTTCTGCTTGGTTCTCTCTAAGAGAATTTTGGCATAATCAACGCGAAATCGCAGAAGTTAATCGCTTCTGCGATTTTTTTGGCTATAATAGGATATTCTGGAAAGATCGTTCTCGGTAAAAGGAAAGTTGGCATGCTGCTCTCAGACAAAACAATGGCGGAATTTGGGTATTCTCAGGACTCGCTATCGCAGTACTCTAAGAAATTGCTGTGGCTAGCGTGCGATTATTGCGGGGTCGAGTATACAAATTTACACTGTAACAGAAACAAATCTAATGCAATGCTCGATAAGGATGCCTGCAAAGGTTGTAGGATGATTAAGATTGGAGATATTAATTTTATAAAACTTGGCGTCAGAAATGTATTTGAACTTAAGTCCACCAAGGATAAATTGACACAGACTAATTTGGATAGGTATGGGGTAGAAAAGCCAGCACAGTCTAAAATCTTCGTCGATAAAGCCAAAAATACTATGATGGAAAGATATGGGACTACTGCTCCACTACTGATCGATGGAATGAAAGAAAGAGTCAAACAAACCTGCTTAGAGAAATATGGTGTAGACAATCCATCTTCTGCAGAGGAGTGCAAGCAAAAGAGAAGAGCAACCTGTAAAGAGAAATTCGGCAAAGAAACCTACCTTGGGTCAGAAGTATGCAAACAAAAGGTAGTAGAAAAACTTGGCGTAGATAATCCATTCAAGCTTCAGGAGTATCAGGATAAAGCTCTAGAAGGCAGAAAGATCTCTGGCAATATAAAACTCCATGAAGGACTCATGGTAGAAGAATGGGCCAAAAAGATTGGCTTCTCTAGGTCTCACTTTAACGATTTAGTGAATGAGTTCGGCTGGGAAACCGCTGTCAAATTCACAAAATCCACAACGGACATAGAGATGGTGGTCAAATGTATACTAGACAAGCACTCGGTTCCTTACGAGTTCGACAAGAGCTACAAGCAATATCGGCCAGATTTTATAGTTGGTAATTTAATCATTGAATGTGATGGACTATTCTATCACTCAGATGCGGCCAATAATGATGACGACTATCATGTGAAGAAAAGAGAGTTCTATGTCTCAGAGGGCTTTACCCCATTGTTCTTTAGGGAGAATGAGATTTTAGAAAAGCGACATATAGTAGAGTCCATCATCCTCAACAAACTTGGCAGAAGCACTCGCCTGTTCGCACGCAAGCTCAAAATTTGCACAGTCAGTAAAAAAGAAGGTGCCAAATTTTTAGAGGACAACCATCTCATGGGACAGGGGCGGGGCGAGTGCATCGGCCTCCGCAATGGGACTGAACTAGTCAGCCTGATGCGACTATGTCGTATTAAGGGCAACAACTGGGAGATCTCCCGGTTTTGCAATAAGGTTGGCCATTCGATTGTGCGCGGCTTGAGTAAGATCCTCTCCTTTTTTACCGAGGTGTTTAAGCCCGAAGGGCTTATTTCCTTTGTGGATTTGAGATATGGGACTGGAGACTATATGGAAGGGCTCGGCTTCGTAAGGGGCAAGGCTTTCAAGAGCTTTAAATGGACAGATGGTAAGAATTTGTTTAATCGCATGAAATTCCCATCTAATACTGGCTATGATCATAAGCTCTATAAGTTGTGGGATTGTGGTCAGCTCAAGTTTTCCAAGAAATTTATGTAAGAAGGAGAACTGGGGTAAGTCAATCTTAAGTAATCAGGACAATGAAGGTCGCAGAAGTAACTCTCTGCGACCTTTTTGCGTATTTACTTATAGGAGTGGATCTGTTGATCCGCTGTTGATTTTTAGGGAGTGGTAGAATGACGAACGCAGAACTAAAAACCCTAATTGAATCCGATGCGGAAGCCACCAATCACTTCCTCGCGTCTCGCGATCAGTTGTGTGCTGAGCGATGCTCCGCGATTGCTCCAACGATCCGCGTACCAGTCCCCGCTGCTGACATCCAGTATGACGCCAGCGTCAATGGGGTATGGGCTAAGATCACGATCGCCCGCGAGTCATCCGGCACTCCGGATGAGATCAAAGGCGTGTGTATCACGTTCTTGGATTGGGTCAAATCCGGTAGGCCAATCGATTTTGACATGCCCGAAGTTGTGGGGATGCTGGCCGGTCTAGTTGCGGTTGGATTGGTGACATCACAGCAGGCGATTGACATGGATGCACGGGCCACGGTGAATCAGGTCATCACATCAAATCAAGTCTCAGATTGCAGAGGTAACTAATGGCCCTTCCAGATTATTTTAAAGTGTCAAGCGGTACTGCCAAAACCATCAAAAACAGCGGCGGCGACGCTGCAATCACGCTGGCATCGCTTGCAAACGGCAACGGAACTACAGCAGGCGGACGGCAGTCTGTCACGCTTGATCTTGGGGCGTTGTGGGCACAGCGATGGCGGATCGAGACTGAGTTTGAATTCGCTGCGACTCCGACTGCTGGCAATGCGGTTAACCTGTTTGCGTCATGGTACACGACCACCGGTGCGGGGCTTGGCGGCACCAGTGGAACCGATGCGGC